TTCTTACCAAACTATAGTGTAAAGTTAGGAGAACTTGTATACCCTGCTGCTGATTTATCTGAGCAGATCTCCACTGCGGGTAAGGAAGCATCAGGAACAGGTAATATGAAGTTCATGATGAATGGTGCTTTGACTATTGGAACACTCGATGGTGCTAACGTAGAGATACGTGAATTGGTAGGTGGAGAAAATTTCTTCTTATTCGGTCATGATGAGAGTGGTATTCAACAACTATGGAATGAGGGATACTATCCTCAAAATCATATGAGTAGTGAATTATGGGAAGTGATTAATCTTATTAAGGGTGGTCATTTTAGTCAAGGTGATAAGGAGCATTTTGAACCTTTGATAAGTAATCTTATGAATCATGATCCTTTCTGCGTCTTTGCTGATTTCTGTGATTACTGTGATGCACAGGATAGAGTAAGTAGTGCATGGAAAGATCGTGAGAGATGGAATAGAATGTCATTAATTAATACTGCAAGGTCAGGATTCTTCTCTTCAGATCGTTCTATTAGAGACTATTGTAAAAATATTTGGGGGATCTAAATAGGTTATGACTATAAGAATTGGAAAGTGGAAACCTATGAAAACCCTTGGATGTATCAGGGTGTAACATTTACATCTGAAGATATTGACGATCTCTTTGGTTTCGTTTATTGTATTAGAAATCTTCAGAATGGAAGGGAGTACATCGGGCGTAAGTATTTCTGGAAGTTTAGAACTCCAAAGGGAAAGAAACGAAAAGTAAAATCAGAATCTGATTGGAAGAAGTATTATGGGTCTTGTCCAGAACTTAAGGAAGAAATTCAACAACTGGGTAGACAGAACTTTAGCAGAACTATCCTCAGCTTACATAAAACAGCTGGCAAAACAAACTTCGAGGAAACAAGGCAACTCTTTGTCAACGGAGTGCTTACAGAACAACTTGACGATGGGACACCGAAGTACTACAATAGTAACATCCTCTCAAGATACTTCCGAAAAGACTACTATGGAAATGACGACTGATGAGATGGCTGCATATTTAAGAGAATGGGCTATTGATAAGGTAGAAGAATCAGAATCTATTGGTGCTAAGGATGCTATCTATAAAGAGTTTGAGGAGTGGATTGAGATAGATGATAATGATGAAGATATGGAACTGTTAGTATTAGAACCTATTGATGATATTATAAAAGAGATTGATGAAGATTAGTGTTGTAGGTGGAGGTAACGGAGGTTGTTTCACAGCACTATACCTTGCATGGCATCGAAAGGATATAGAAGTTGAGTTAATATACAATCCAGAAGTTCTTCCTGAACGAGTAGGACAAGCAACTTTATTAGATCCACCTAAACTTTTGTGGTCTGCTCTTGGTTTTGATTGGTATCATAATCCAATTCATGCCACATTTAAGAGTGGTATATTATATGAAGGATGGGGACAAGTAAATGAAGAAGTATTTCATCCATTTCCTCCTCAAAGTATGGCAATGCATTATTGTCCTTGGGAAATGCAAGCAGCTATAATGCAATCAGGTCATTTTAATGTGGTTCATGGTGATGTAGATCCTAAAGATGTTGATGCTGATTATGTTTTTGATTGTAGAGGAAAACCAGATGATTTTTCTGATTATGAGGAGTTAATTAATCCTATTAATGCATGTGTTCTTGGTAAACCGAAGTGGAATACTTCTAGAAATCCTTGGAGTAGGCATGTAGCAACCCCTGATGGATGGACATTTGTAATTCCTACACGATATAAATCACCTTCTCATGATTTCTGTGTTGGTTATTGTTATAATAGTGATATAACACAGCAAGAGGTAGCGGAATATAACTTCTTAGAGAGGTTTGATGTTGATGTTACTAAGCATGTTAAGTTTAAAAATTATGTTGCAAAGAATCCTATAGTAGACGATAGAATTATACTTAATGGTAATAGATTATTCTTTTTAGAACCATTAGAGTCTTCTTCTACTCAAACATATATTATGTGGGCAGATTATATTATGAAACATGTTTTGACAAAGGAAGTTTCTTTCAGTCAGGCATCTAAGGAATGTAGAAGATATGTAGAAGAGACTCAAAATTTTGTATTATGGCATTATCAATATGGATCAAAGTATAATACTCCTTTTTGGGACTATGCTAAGACATTAACCTTTAAGGATCAAGAATTTGATAGATTGCTTTACGAAAGTAGAAGTTATGATAAGTATGGTATTATACCCAAATCTTTTGGTGGGCGTTCTATGGAGGTGGAAGATTGTTTTTATGCTCAATGGACACCATATTCATTTAAGGTATGGGATCAGGGTATGACAAAAGAGTTGACAGATAAATCTAGTCTGATATAATTAGTATGTGGGCATTGGAGAGACCACCACCACTCCCTCTCCATGTAAGACCCATGTTTTTTTGCGTCTATTTTCATGAGACTTGGCGTTATGTGTTCTGGAAACGGAACAAACTTCGAGAATATAGTTCGTACATGTAAGGAAGATGAAGTTGTTGTGATGGTACACAACAAGAAGAAATGTGGTGCTGCTAAGAGAGCAAGTAGATTAGGTATACCTCATACTCAAATTAGTAGTAAGAAAGAGGAATTGATAATTGATATTATGACAGCATGGAAAGTGGATCTTATAGTTCTTGCTGGATGGATGAGAATTATATCTCCTAAACTTATAGATGCATTTCCAAATAGAATTATAAATTTACATCCATCAATGCTTCCTAAGTATAAAGGTTTACATGCTATAGAAAGAGCATTAGAAAGTGGTGATAGTGTCACTGGTGTTAGTGTTCACTATGTAAATGAAGAGTTAGATGGTGGTGAAATAATTCTTCAAGAAGAAGTTCCTATTCTTCCTGAAGATGACTTAGAATCATTAACTAAAGCAATTCAAAGAAAAGAATATTACTTATTACCAAAGGCAATTAGTGTTGTTAAAGAGATAAATAGAGATTTATAGGATGAAAAAAATACGATTTGATGATTGCATTTGTCATACTAAAATTAAAGATCATTCAAAAATTAGAGATTCTATTTTATATGAGATTTTCAAAAGTAAAAGTGATAGTTTAAATGTTACTGATGCATATTACTCAGATAGTATATCGAGATTAGATTGGAGCTTATGTGAAGATCTTACTAGAAAATGGGTTAGTATATTTATACCATATTTTGTAGATGAGATAAAAAGAGTTATGGGAAGTATGGCTTATAATGAAGTTGAACTATTTCAAATGTGGTATCAACAATACTTAGAAGGTGGTCAGCACGGATGGCATATTCATGGTCACCATTATACTGGAGTATATTATCTCGAATATCCTAAAGGATGTTCTAAAACAGAAGTTTGTTCTCCTTTCAATTTTAATAAGAAACAAATTGATGTTGAGGAGGGAGATATAATTGTATTTCCAGCACATTTTATTCATAGAGGTTTGCCAAATTCAAATCTTAGAAAGACTATTATATCTTTTAATTTTGATGTAATGTATACAGATAGTGAAGATGAGGATGATACGGATAGACAATGTTTAAACCTTAAACTTATTGATAAAAAGAAAAGATTTTCTTTTCTTAATTATAGAACTTAAAGAGAAAAATTACCTAAATATTGTTAGTGAATAGAGATTTACAGGATGAAAAGAGATGTTAGTAGTACAATGCAAGGTATGTAACAAGGAATTAGTCAGCCATGAAACTCAGTCTAGAAGTTGTGGCTGTTCCAATATGACAACCGTTAGAGGAGATTCTATAACAGCGGTTGATTTGGATAAAGTAATTATGTTACAATCAGATAACAAGCCATCTAAAAAACAATCACTCTTTTCTCCACAAGAATTACAGTTCCAAGAAGAAAGACGTAAAAGAAAAATTCGTAAATTAGATTTTGAGGTAAGATAGATAAAATCTCTATCCGCTAGTAGAATTTATTTCAACTATGGATAACTATACTAACGACTCTAAACTTTATGATAATATGGTGAAAACCAAAAAAACCTACGAACAGTTTGACAAAACTGATGATGAGGTTTATATTAGGGCATGTGAATATTTGGCTACTCACAACAACCCTGAAGATATATACAATAAGGTTAGAGAGCCTTTAGAAATTGACATTAAAGACCCACCGAATGGCACCAGACCTACATGATATTCCCATTTTAGGCGATTTCTATACTAAAAAAGAAGTCGATAAAATGATAGCGGATGCACTAGCAGAAGCTAAAGCAATTGATGAAGCATCTATGCGAAAGCATAACAGGGATGCTACTATTATTAGTATGATTCTTGGATTTATTTGTTTAGCATTATTCCTTGATGGTTTGCTAAGAATACTTGGCATCATTCCTCCCTTTATGGATTTGGATGTTAATGTAATAGATGATATAACCGATAAAGTGGAGAGTGATCTTATGCCAATGCTTCAGGATACAGCACAAAAAGCACAAAAATATATACCACGAAGATGAGAACTCAACGTAAAGAGAACTATTATTATGTTTTCTGGACTATAGCAATGATTGCTTTCATAGTCCCTCAAGTTTTTACTGCTTATGCATATATGAGTATCAAACATCTTTTAGATCAACCTATAAAAGTTGAATATATAAATGATTGATCTGTCTCCAGGTTCTATAAGGATAGGTCTAGTTATGATTTTGGGAACTGTCTGGTTCTGGTTAATCATAGATACTATAATGAATTCAAATAAAGAGGATAGTGAGTAATCTTTCTGTTATTTTATTTTTAGTTACTTCAATATCCTTACTTGCAGGTGCAGTATGGTTAATAGTTAGTGCTGCTACGTCTAAACCTGTGAGAGATTTTAATGCAGGTCGTTTGTCAGGTGAGTGGACTACTGAGGTAAAGAGAGCTGTGCATCCAGAGATGAAGGATGTTGAACCAGGTACAAAATTGTTAGGTGTTAATTTTCAACAGAAAACTGAATGTGACTTAGAAGAATATAAAGACTTACAAGCAAGGATAGAAGCACTTAGATTGGAATTGGAAGGTGATATTGATGATGATGAAGATGATGATGACGGAGATGTGGTAGCAAGAGTATGACATTAGCAGACATACTTATATTGGTTTCCGTACCTTTTGTAGTGACAACACTTTACTTTGGGACAAAAGGAGGGTATTATAATAGTGATAACTATAAGGGAGACGGATGCGCCCACGACGTGAAACGATGACTTTATCAAAACAAGTAGAAGAATCTCTAAGAGATGCCCAAGGAAATTTACGTAATGCATTAGCATTTGCAGCACGTACTGAATCACCTTATGTCAATAAGCATATTGCTGATTTGTTATCTAACATTGAAGCAGTTATTGATGTGCAAAAAATTGTAGAGAAAGTAGAAAACAATGATGTTCCTTTCTAATTTAATTCCTCATGGAAATCTAACTCCAGATCAGGGATTCATATTCTTTATAGGAATGTGTTTATTTGGTTTAATGGGGTATGGAATTTATCTTACCTTTGGTGCAGGTAAAAAGGATTTGAGAGATGCTATTGATGAACATGCTAAAATGCATGAACTAGGAATAGCACATGGCCATGGCGGTAATAGTGAAGCATATAAGTTGTCTGGTAAACTTGAGCATAAGCATGATGAATCAGAAGTTGTTTCATCTAACAAATCTTGACTATATACATTACTTAGATTACACAAATGAAAATCTTTTTAGACACTGCTGAAACAGATGTCGTTCGTAAACACTTTAAGACTGGATTGATTGATGGTCTTACTACCAACCCTTCTCTTATTAGAAAGAGTGGTAGGAAGCATGAAGAAGTGTATCAAGAGTTTAAGGATATCGGTCTTAACGATATCAGTATGGAAGTTATTGGTAACACTGAAAACATGATCTCTGAAGGTAAGAGATTACATAAGAAGTTTGGTAAGGTTGCTACAATTAAAGTACCTTGTACTGTTGATGGACTTCTTGCCTGTAAAGAATTATCCGATAATGGTATCAGGGTTAATGTTACTCTTATTTTTGCACCAGACCAAGCAATTCTTGCAGCAAAAGCAGGGGCTGCTTATGTATCACCATTCGTAGGACGTGTGGATGACAATTCATTTGGTGGTCTATGCCTTATTAAAGACATTGCTAACGTATATGCCAAGCAGAATTGGACAAGTACTGAAATACTTGCTGCTTCTATTAGAAATGTAAGAGATGTAGGTAGAGCATTTGAGTACGGTGCTAACATCTGTACTATTCCAACAAAAGTCTTTGAGGGTATGTACAATCATATCTTAACTGATGCTGGACTAAAGCAGTTTGACATTGACTATGCGGAGAGCATTAAGGAATGAAGACCTATACTCTAGAAGAATACGGTAAAGATTCTAATAATATTCATAAGAGAGTAGAAAAGGGTGAGAAGATCGCAGTTACCGATGGTCAGGTAAAGGTGGTCTTAACACCCACGGATGAGTACGTCCGTATGCATACTACAGGAGGGAGTGCAGAAACATGATTACTTGACTTAAGCTCCACTGTCCACTATAATCTTAACGTCAACCATTCAAAGCAATGACGCTTACCTCAAAGTTTAAGAAAGACATAGGCACCCTTCGGGCTGCTGCAAATAAAGAAATTTTTCTGGATTTAAAAAATCCTAAACTTTATAAGAAGATTAAACGTTATTATCAAAATGAAGTTATACTAGATGGAGAAGATCCAGAAAGAGATTACAGTCTTGTAATCGAATGTTTAAGACAAGATCTTGCAGAGGTGGAAGTATGATTGTTCTCATGGAAAGATTTCCATATAGATATGTGGAAGCAGGTACTTTAGAAAATGGTAAACCCGATTTTCGTATCCAGAAGCAAGATCATTACACTAAGAGATATAAAGATATGTATCTCTGTGATAATGGGATGCAGTTGACTCAAGCAATTGAGGATTTTGAGTATACTAAGTGGCTTGATCCTGATGGGGTTCCTGCTTATAGAAAAAATTCCTAAATAAAACAGCAAGTTAATTTATTTTTTTAGAATCATGGCAACTAAAGGAACAGCGGGAAAATCTGCTAGTGGAGCCTCGATGTCCAAGTATGATGTTGAGGTAGAAGGAAGACTACAAGCACTAGAAGCAGCAGTCGCAGCACTACAAGCACATTCACATGAAGCACCATGCGACACAGGTGTAGGTGGAGATTTAGAAGCAGCAGTTAAAGCATTGGTACGCCCAGAAGCTTTAGCACCATCAGCAGACGACCTAGATCAATAATTTTTTATAAAATTTATGAATAAGGAGCAGGTTGACTACAGCCTGCTTTTTTTGTATAATAATATTATTAAGTGATTGATATGAAAACTGCGTTAATTACAGGAATTACTGGGCAAGATGGTTCATATCTTGCAGAGTTGTTGTTGGAAAAAGGATATGAAGTTCATGGTCTTGTAAGGAGATCTTCTCTTATTAACACCCATAGAATAGATCATATCTATGAGAGATTACATCTTCATTATGGAGATCTATCAGATAGTACTAATATTGTTAGAGTAATTAAGTTAGTACAACCAGATGAAATTTATAATCTAGGTGCTCAAAGTCATGTAAAAGTGTCATTTGAGATGCCAGAATTCACAGGACAGGTGGATGGTCTAGGAACTCTTAGAGTTCTTGAGGCTGTTCGCCTTTTGGGTATGGAGGATAGTGTTCGCATTTATCAGGCATCCACTAGTGAGTTATATGGTCTTATACAAGAGGTTCCTCAAACAGAAACCACACCTTTTTATCCTCGATCTCCTTATGGTGTTGCTAAACTATATGGTTTTTGGATTATTAAAAACTATAGAGAGTCTTATGGACTTCATGCAAGTTCTGGAATACTTTTTAATCACGAATCCCCAAGGAGGGGTGAGACTTTTGTAACTCGTAAGATTACAAGAGGACTTAAAGCAGTATCTGAAGGTAGACAGACCTTACTTCAATTAGGCAATCTTAATGCCAAGAGGGATTGGGGTCATGCAAGAGATTATGCTGAAGCAATGTGGTTAATGTTGCAACAAGACGAACCAGATGATTATGTTATTGCTACAGGGGTAGAATATTCCGTTAAAGAATTTGTTGAAGCATGTGCTCCTTATTTTGGATTTGATATTGAGTGGATGGGAGAAGGACTAGATGAAATTGGTATAGATAAGAATAGTAAAAAAACTATCGTAGCAGTTGCTGAAAGATATTTCAGACCAGCAGAGGTAGAAAGATTACTTGGTGATGCAACTAAAGCTAAGAAAGTTTTGGGTTGGGAACCAAAGGTTGACTTTAAATCATTAGTAAAAGACATGTGTGAAAATGAATCCTGATAGTAAAGTATTTGTTGCGGGTGCTCAAGGTCTTGTAGGATCTGCTATTGTAAGAAATTTAGAAGCAAAACATTACAATAATGTTTTTTGGGTAAGGAAAAAAAACTGTGATCTAAGAGATAGATCTCAGGTTGATGCTTATTTTAGGCAAGCAGGAATAGAATATGTTATCATTGCTGCTGCTAAAGTAGGTGGTATTCATGCCAATAGTACATACCCTGCTGAGTTCATCTATGATAATTTGATGATTCAAAGTAATGTTATAGATGCTGCTTATCATCATGGTGTTAAGAAGTTAATGGTTTTGGGATCTTCTTGCATCTATCCTAAATTTGCCAAGCAACCTATGAAAGAGGAGGAGTTGCTTACTGGTGAATTAGAACCAACTAATGATGCTTATGCTGTAGCAAAGATTGCTGGTCTTAGAATGGCAAGAGCATATCGTCAGCAGTATGGTTTTAATGCTATATCATTGATGCCTACAAACTTATATGGACCAGGAGATAATTTCCATCCAGAGAATAGTCATGTGATGCCAGCATTGATTCGTAGGTTCCATGAAGCAGAGAAAAGTGATGCTCCTAAAGTTACTTGTTGGGGTGATGGATCTGCTATGAGAGAGTTCCTTCATGTTGATGATCTAGCAGAAGCATGTTATGTTTGTATGCAGGATTATGATGAAGATTATCATATCAATGTAGGTACAGGTGAGGATGTAACAATCAAAGAACTTACTGAAACTATTGTTGATGTAGTTGGCTATGCTGGTGAGGTTGAGTGGGATACATCTAAACCAAATGGTACTCCACGTAAACTTTTAAATGTTGATAAGATACATAAACTTGGATGGAAACATAAGATCGGTTTGCGTGAAGGTATTGTGTCTACTTATAGATGGTATATGGAGAATGAAGTATGATTGGAATGAATTCGTTGGGTTATATGGGCAGACTGGGAAACCAGATGTTTCAGTTTGCTGCTCTTAAGGGTATAGCCAAAAACAGAGGATTTAATTATTGCCTCCCTCCTTCAAATCTTTATACTGAGCATACTAATGTGCAACAGTATGATGCTGAGGTAGCAGCAGGTAAAGCATCGCATCAATTGTTTTTACCTTTTAAGTTGAGTAATACTAGTGATTTAAATTGTCAGTATCTTGATCGGGATCGTCCTACTGCACCAGAATCTGGGTTTACTTTTGATGAGAATTTATACAATAGAGTTCCTGATTGGGTTAATATTCAGGGGTTTTTTCAGTCTTGGAAATATTTTGATAATATTAAAGAAGAAATAAGAGGAGATTTTGAGTTTAAAGATTTCGTACAGGATCCTTGTAAAGAGATGATGTCTCAATTTGATGAACCTCCTATCTCTCTTCATATTCGTAGAACGGATTATGTAACTAATCCTAATCATACTGCTTTGGATGCAAGTTATTATAAGAAAGCATTAAAAGAATTTGGTGAAGATGAAACTGTTCTTGTATTTTCAGATGATCCTATATGGTGTCATGATTCAGGACTATTTGCTGATGATAGATTTATGATTGCGGAAGGTAATAGTGGTTGGACAGATATGTGTCTTATGACTATGTGTAAGGGACATATTATTGCTAACAGTTCCTTTAGTTGGTGGGGTGCATGGTTAGCAAAGAGTGAGAAAGTAGTAGCACCTTCAGGATGGTTTGTGG